AGGATGCGGTCACATCTTCTTTCGGTCGATGGATAACAGCACCAGAATCATTGGTTATGAACACGCTGACGCAGACATCGATGAACTTGATACGCTTAAGAAAGACGATGCGGCATACGTTTGGCGGCAAATATTATCCCGAAATCGTCAGCACAAACCGAATGGTGGCTTAAATACGATAGGTGTGACGACAACACCTGAAGGATTCCGATTCGTCTATGAGACTTGGAAGCGTGATCCAAAGGAAGGCTACGAGATAATTCAAGCCCCGACAGCAAGCAATCCGCACTTGCCATCCGGGTACATTGATTCGTTGCGGGACGCTTACCCTGACAATTTACTTGACGCCTACCTAAAGGGTAAATTCGTCAACCTCATCAGTGGAACGGTATATAACTCTTATGATCGGACGAGCCATGCGTCGAGCGAGAAGATTCGTAAAGATGAGCCGCTCTTCATTGGGTGTGACTTCAACGTGACAAAGCAAGCCGCAACCGTCTATGTGCAACGAGAAGGCGGTCGAGTCTGGCACTGCGTCGAAGAACTCATCAATATGTATGATACGCCGGAAATGATTGATTTGATCAAGTCGAAGTATGCAAGTCATGAAATATTTTTCTATCCTGACGCAAGTGGTAGCGCAAGGAAAACGGTCAATGCATCGATGTCAGATATCGCATTGCTACAGCAAGCGGGTTTCACTGTCAGAGCCAGGAAGTCAAACCCGCCAGTAAGGGATCGGATCATGGCAACAAATGCCGCATTTGAGGCGGGTCGTATACGAATTAACGCAAACGCTTGCCCTACGGTCGCATCGTGTCTTGAGCAACAGGTCTATCGGAACGGTGAGCCAGACAAAACCAGTGGTGTTGACCATCAAAATGATGCGACGACTTACCCAATCGCCTATGAAATGCCTATACTACGTCCGGTTGCCAACGTCGATTTCAATTTCGCATTATGAGGCGTACAATAAAAATGACTATTGAACGAGATTTTCAATCATGCCAGTGACGCAACAGCACCCCGATTATCAAAAGTATTTACCTGTCTGGACTCAGACGAGAGATGCTGTCAAAGGTTCGCGAGCAGTCAAAGAAAAGAAATACGAGTACTTACCTGTCCCTGATAATCAATCCGGCGATGAGCGCAAAGGCACACAAACTCAAAGATATAAGCAGTATCTTAAACGTGCGCTGTTTACTAACTTTACCGGCAGGACAAAGAACGCTCTTGTCGGTGCGGCGTTTCGGAAAGACCCTGTTTGTGAGCTACCCGATGGGCTTGACTATCTCAAGATGGATGCGACAGGCGATGGTTTAAGTCTTAGCCAGTTGAGCAAAGACGAGTTGAGTAATCTACTGGAGACAGGTCGTACCGCATTCCTTGTTGACTATCCGCAAGCACCAGATGGCTTAACGATAGAGCAAACTGAACTACTCCAACTCAAGGCGGCAATTATCCCGTACACTGCCGAACAGGTCGTGAATTGGAAGACCCAAAGCATCAACGGTCGTAAGCTCCTCGTGATGTGCGTCTTGTCTGAGTCTTATCTTAAGGAGTTAGACGAGTTTTCATCTGAAGTAGAGATGCAATATCGGGTTTTACGACTGACAGAAGAGGGATACAGCCAACAGTTATATCGCGATGACGTTCCTGTTACCGAAGAAATATTCCCTCGTAAGGCTGACGGCTCAACCTGGGACATCATTCCGCTTGCATTCGTTGGAGCGCAAAACAATGATGTCACAGTTGATGAGGCTCCTTTATCGGATATCGCTGATGTAAATATCGCTCATTACCGAAACTCAGCAGATTATGAGGAGTCGTGTTTCCTGACAGGTCAGCCCTCGTTGTTCATTACCCATAGTTTGTCACCGGAACAATTCAAATCGTTCAATCCACAAGGCATTAAGCTAGGATCAAGGGCTGGTCATGTACTTGGTGAAACTGGTTCGGCTACGCTGTTACAGGCTGATCCAAACAATATGGTCATGGATGCAATGCGCTCAAAAGAATCTGCGATGGTCATGATTGGTGCGAGGATTATTACTGACAGGGCAGGAAATGAGACAGCAGAAGGTGCAAGGATTCGGTTTGCTAGTGAAAACTCTGTGCTTGGTGATTTAGTCAATAATTTAAGCAAAGGCGTGAAACAGGCCATTGACTGGGTTGGTGAGTTCATGGGCGTTGATACTGAAGATGTCGTGTTCCAAATAAATAATGAGTTCTACGACAAGTCCGTCGATCCTCAGTTGATCATGTCGATGGTGACCTTGCTAGATCGGTCGATTGTGGCAGAGCAAGACATATTCGACAGATTGAAAGCGGCTGGCGTGATTGCACCAGAAAGAACGCTAGAAGAGGTACAGGATGAGCGAGGTGTCTCTGCACCTATGGCTTTGGAAGTAGTCAATGGTTAGGAAGGTCACTACAAAGTCAGGTCGCAAGATTCCAGCCAAGTATCTCGCAGGGCTAACAGGTGAGGCCAGACGCAAACGACTCGCTCAGTTAGAGAAGATGCAGAAAGAAGGTCGATTACTAGGCGAGTTGGCTGGCGATAGAGATTCAAAAGGCAAACGTAAGAAGACACCAGAATCACCATACACAAAAGCATTCCGGAGGCGTTTCAATGTCGGTAAAAATTAATGAACGCACAAAGAAGGCTTTGCAGAATAAAGCGAAGAAAGCGAATGCACCGTATTCGGCACTCAAGCAGATTTATGACAAGGGAGTTGGAGCCGCAGTCACATCAGGACGCAGACCTGGAGTCTCAGTCAGTCAATGGGCAATGGCACGAGTCAATTCAGTCCTGACAGGCGGTAAGGCTCGATCAGTCGATTCAAAGCAATGGGAAGCGATTCAAAAGTTTCGCAAAGCAAAGAAGGCGAAGAAGTAATGCCAAAGCCTAGAGGTAAGAAATCATATTCCGCAAAGCAAAAGCGATTAGCGAGGGTTGAACCGCCACGGGATAAGATAACAGCGGCAGATTTACGCAAGGTCAGGAAAAGGAGAAAGTAATGGTTGCAGGAGCTAAACACTATTTTCGGGACGGTAAGCCGTTTACAGGTAAGACTCATAAGGATGCATCAGGTCGGCTAATGTCAGGAGCGAGGCATACAAGCACCAGTAAATTTCTATTCCACATGAGCGAGCTATCAGCAACCGCCAAGAAACGAGCGAAAAGGTAATGGCGAAAGATCCTAGACTTGAAAGATTCAATCTTGAAGGCTTCAACAAGCCGAAGAGGACACCTAGACATCCTGAGAAATCTCATGTCGTGCTTGCAAAGGAAGGCGACAAGGTAAAACTGATTCGATTCGGTCAGCAAGGTGCTAAAACATCTGGCGCGCCCAAGGCCGGAGAATCAGAAGCCATGAAAGCAAAACGAAAGGCATTTAAGGCCAGACACGCCAAAAACATAGCAAAGGGTAAGATGTCAGCCGCATTTTGGGCAGACAAAGTCAAATGGAGCTAATGTGTCTGACGATCTGTTTGACACGCTCACTCGACATCAAATTTTCATCCAGCGTCTAGCTGGTGGTCAGGTGAATAAAGTAGGAATTGAGCTAGAAAAACTAATCGCTGAAGTTGAACGCAAACTAGAGGGCGATTTGACTGAGTTCCAGCAGTTCCGCTACCAACGAATCCTCAATGATCTCAAACTTTATGCGGCAGAAGTTTATCAAGAGATTGGAGTATCAACAGAAGATTTTGCAAACGAATTCATTCAATACGAGTCAGAGTTCAGTACAGCGGCGTTTTCGCAAGCTACTGGAGTCGATTTTGATCTACCCAACCCTGTGCAACTCCGATCTGCATACCTAACTGATGTCATGGCCTTACAGCCAGGTCGATCTGCTAAATCTTTTGGTCAGTTGATCAGTGCCTTTGGTCAGCAAGCGCAAGGCCAATTCTTGCAAGTTCTGCGCGATGGGTTTGCGTTAGGTCGCACGTCACCGCAAATCGTGAATGACATCAAAGATCATGTCAGCCTGAAGAAAGATCAGGTCAAAACGTTGATTAGGACAGGGACTAACCACTTAGCTGTACAAGCTCGAAACGAAACGTTGAAGGAAAACGCTGATATTCTTGAAGGATACCAATGGGTCGCCACTCTCGATAGCCGTACTACGTTCATTTGTATGAGTCGAGATGGTTTGATCTATCCGATATCTGATAATCCTGAGAGATCACCGAAGCCGCCAGCCCACTTTGGCTGTCGCTCCACG